TGGCTCCCACCATCACGCGATTGAGTTGACGCGCTGTAATGCAGGCCGATTCGTTCGTTAAAGTGGTGGATGATTTACTAACTTGATCCGCGTCCGATAAGCCGGCAAACAGAGCAAGAAGAGGCACGATTAAAAGCAACTTTTTCATTTTGTGAGTCTCCTAAATACCGGGGCATACAAAGTATTGTCCCCGTCTTTTATTTCCATGACGCCGGCTTGCTCGTACAGCTTTCCGTCAAGCGTGAAGCGATTTTTGAGCGTGTGAATATAGGCTGCTTGAACAACAATGCACACAACTAAAAATAGTGTGAGGGTAAGTGCGGTTTCAGTTTTCATAGAGTCTTTATCCCTCGGCCCCTTTCGAGGCCTCGGGGAAAGACTTACAGGGTTATCCCCTGCAATTTGCAGATTATTTGCCGTACACCGCAACGCCAGCTTCAGCGCGGTAGCAGCCCGTTCCATAGAGCATGTCGCCCACAATGGTTTCACCCAAGTGATCGAGAGTCTGTTGAGAACGAACGCGAGCCGGTTGAGCAATGGCGAACGCGAAAGCCTCTTTGTGAAGCACGAGGTTAACGCGGCTGCCGTTGGCTGTGGTGGGGAGGTTCTGCGACAAGCGAACTTCAACGCCGCCCATTTGCGGGATGCGGCCTGATTCTTTCGCTTTTTCCGAGAAGTAGTCTCCCGACGGGATGATGTTATTCTTCACAAAGCCCCAATACGTCTTCGGGCTGAGGATGATAACGCGATCCGACTTCGGAACGAACGCACTATCCATGGCTTCCAACGCATCGAAGATGTCATCCGGGGAAGCGGCGGTCGCACCGTCATCGGTTCCTTTAGAAACCGTTAACGTGGTGTAATTCGCCCACATATCCGTGTCAAACTTTTCGGCGATGGCGCGTTGCATTTTGCCGTCGATTTGACCTTTCTGGAATAACTTCGTCTGCGCGGGGAGCGCATCGGACACGAATTCCGGGTCAATGACCCAGGTTTGCACATTCATCGAGAATTGGCTTTCCGTCGCGCCAACAGGCGTGACTTGAGCGAACGATGTTAACGTGCGAGTCGTGGCGGTGCGGTTTGCCAGCTTCGGCACACGGAGAATGTCGCCACCGGCCATAGCCAGGAGGTCGGACATATCCATGCTTACTTCTTTTGCAATTGTGTTACGTTCAAACGCAGATTGAATGCGCTTGGACCAAATTTCTGGTACGTATAGATCGTGAGACCCACCAGTACCCGATAAACCAGCTGATCCTAATGACATATAATTTCTCCTTAGTTCTTATCGAGTTCGCGGTAGATGATCGTCCAGCTAGGGCGGGCTGTCCCTGAACCAGCAGGGGCAACGCCGGCCTTAACATCGAGACCATTGGCGAATTTCGGGTAGACTTGATTGGGTTCCAGCAACGACGCTTTATCGATCGAGAACAACACCGTAGAGGTGCCATTCGCCGTTGCGCTGTCACGGAACACCAACTGATCGGTTGAGGTGACGCTAGAACCGATGATGCGGAGAATTACAGACGGACCACTATCACAGAGCAACGCGGAAGTACCGGTTGAGCTGGTGATTTCGCAGGCTTTAGCACCTGCATACTCGGGGAGAGTGGCATTTCCTTTATGATCGACGGGCACAGTGTCGGCCGCGAAAGCAGAAATGCTCAATCCCAAGACGAGGAATGACGCTTTTAAATACGACTTCATTTGTTGTTTCCTCCGTAGGATTTACGGAAGGACTTTTTGGTGTGAGAGGCTTACTTCTTGGACTTATAAACGAACTTGTCTCCAACTTTGTGGAAGCTTCCAGATTGGCTCATCACATGAAATTCTTTCGGTGATAAGTTGCTGAAATCCTCCGCGCTATATTCTTTCCCGCTAGCAACAGGGGCAGGGGCAGAACCCGACGGAATCGAGGCCACCTTGGACGCAGCGGCCGTGCGAGCCCGTTCCGCCTCCTTGGCCTTAATATCTTCCATCTCGTAAATTTCCATTACCTTTTTGGTCACTTCAACGGTGGAACCGGAGAAACCAAATCGGTTTTGAATACTTACTAAGCGGTTCTGGAAATCCGCATCTTTAAGGATTTGCTCTTTGCTCTTGCCGGTTTTTTCCGCCAAGAAATTCAGGGCTTTGTCCTCTTCGTATGCGGCCAGTTGCGCTCTGGTCTGTGCAAGCTCTTGTTTCACAGGAGCCATATAGGGAGCTAAAACTTTTCCTAGTTCATCTTCAGTTACGTCGGGTTTAACGGCTGACGGGGCCGGCTGAGAATAAACCTTTTGTTCTAGTTCGTGTCGTTTTGCGCGTTCTTGTTGTAAGTCTCTAACTAGTCCTTCTCGTGTACGTTCAAACTCAGCTTTCATCTGCGCCAATTGTTCCTCTACTGTTGGCCCGGTAGCAGGTGCGGGTTCGGTGTTGGCGGCTGGTTGAACATTTGTGTTTTCGTCTGACATTGTTTGTGGCTCCTTTGATTTGCGCCTCTAGGTGGGCGAAAGACCCTACTTGGCGTGTAGGGAACGCTGTTACTTATTCTTCTGTGGCGGGTTGCGGCTGTTGTGTGACGATGTTGCGGGCTTGGTAACTGACCCGCAAAAGGTCGAGGGCTTCTTTTAAAGCGCCTCTGTGGTACTGCACCTGTTCGTAGGTGGTGCGGTCATTGAGGATGGTATCGAGGTGGTTTAAAATACGGCCCCACGTCTCTTCCACATAAACTAAATAATCTTTGCTTTCAGAATAGCGAGCGAGCTGGGCGGCCTTCTGTTGGATCTGCTGGGCGGTGGGCAGGTTAACGTCTTTAACGCCAAGGAAGCTTTCGCGGTTATCGCTGTGGGCGAGTAGTTCGGCTAATGCCTTCATATGGTCCGATTCTTTGCGTTTGAAGAACATTAAGCGTTACCCCCGTAGGCACCTTTGAATCCGTTCTTCACATTGGTCTTTTGTGCGTCCATGGTGCTACCCATCCGCATGTTATTGAAAGTCTGCGACGGATTGCGGGTCGCGGTCATGCCTGCTTGAGGCCCCATGGGCATTCCGTTCATGCCTTCAAACACACCGGAGTTGTTGAGGTTCGCCGACTTGAGGGTGGTATTCAAGATTTGGCAGGTGTCGTAATAACGCATAAGCGCTACCTGACGCTCGAGCGGCCAGTCTTTGAATTCGTCAGACTTCATAAACGCCATAACGGCCCGCATATGCTCTTCAGGATCAATACCAATCTGCGCCTCTTGATCTTCCCCTTGTTCAATGAGGTCGATAATCTCAAACGCGCTCTTGGCCTTCGCTTGGTCCGGCTGCGGAAGCTTAATCTTGAGGCCCACAGCATTCATGGTTTCTTGCGTGAGCTGATAGAACGACGCGGGGTTCGTCATAAAGATGGGATTGGAGATGAACGTCTTGTAATTCAACAGCGCCGTATCTCTAACCTGCTGCACGTCATAGAGGGTGGCCATGTTGAGCTTAAACGCAACTTGGGTGTCGTAGTCGCTCTTGGTAATCTTGGAAAATACCGGCGTTCCATCGCCCACACCAGCGACGCGGAATTCTTTCACTTCGGGCGCACATTGTTTGGTGAGGTCCCAAATGTGGCCGATTAGTTCTTCAATGGCCATGCCAATGCGGTTCATCGGCAGAGAGAGGCGAATGCCCGCTCGTTGCACCGATTGAATAGTATTGGTGGCTGTTTGGTCGCTTCCACCTGTGATGCCTTGGATAACATCGCCCAGGCCCAGGATACGGTCAACCAAATCCATTAAAATGCGCTCTTCGTTGAACGACGCCATGGTGGGTTGAGGAAGCTGCGGGAAGTTCACAGAGTTGGGGTCATCCATCGGATAACCTTTTCCCGGAGTAAGGGTAATCATCTGCGGGTTGAAGCGGCCGCCTGCTTTAAAGAAGAAGAAAGGCAAGTTCGCCCAGTCGCCTTTAGCCACCCGTTGATTGTGACCAGCTTCCCACTCTGTGGTGAGGGTGGAAATAATCTTGCGGGTGGACTCGCCGTCCCAACGCCCATCAACAGGGCGCGGGCATACTTTCACAATGCGGCATTCGG